GAATTAACAGATAACTATCTAAAGGTTTTGGAACTTATTGAAAATGGCGAAGAAGGGCTTGAAGATACACTTGAAAGCATAAACGATGCAATCGAAGTAAAAGCTGATGGTTACGCAAGGATAATCAGAAACTTAGAGGGAAATGTTGCTGCTTTAAAAGCTGAAATTGACAGAATGACTGACAGAAAAAAGAGTATTGAAAACAATATTGAACGATTAAAAGAAAATCTTAAAAATGCCATGATTGCAACGGGCAAGGAAAAAATAAAGACAGATTTATTTAATGTAACGGTAGTAAATAACCCTGTCGCTGTAAATGTAATTGATGAAAAACTTATACCAGAAGAATATTTCAAGGTTGAGATTATACGGAAATTGGACAAGATTTCTCTAAGAGATGCAATTAAGAACGGCGAAGAAATACAAGGGGCAAAACTCATGCAAGGAAAGGGGTTAAGGATAAAATGATAGTCAAAATATTTACAGAAGATTACAACGCAGTAAATTTTGAACATCTAAATGAAACACAAATGATAAAGGTGCTTAATTTAGTCAATGAATTAACCTTAGACGAAAGCGAGGATGATTTTTAGTGAACCTATATCAAAAAATAATCGAAGTCAGGAAGGTAGCTGATGGCTTCACAAAAGACTCTAAAGGATATGGCTATGACTATGTTAGTGGTAATCAAATCCTAAACAAGATAAAAGACAAAATGAATGAGGTTGGACTAATTCTTCAACCCTCAGCACAAGTAGGGGAACATCAGTTATTCTGCTATACGAATTCAAAAGGGCAAGAGAAAGTTGATATACAAGTATGGGGAAATATGTCTTACACATGGATAAATGCTGATAACCCAGAAGAAAGAGAGGTTGTAAGCTGGGCTTATTACGGTCAACAAGACGATATTTCCAAAAGTTTTGGAAGTGCATTGACATATAGCGAACGATATTTCTTGCTTAAATACTTTGGATTGCCTACAGATGAAGATGACCCAGATGGAAAAGATACTACCGGAAAGAAAACTAAAGGCACTAAGGCATTATCGGAAGCACAGATTAAAAGGCTATTTGCATTAGGTAAAGCAGCGGGATATGACAGTGCAACAGTAATCGACCACATAAGAAAAAAGCTTAATAAAAACCCTGATGAACTAACCAAGCCAGAATATGACCAAGTATGTAAAGGATATGAGAATAAGAAAAATGAAAATAAGTAGCATAGTAACTACAGAGTACCACAAGTGTTTTATATGTCAAAGTGAAAGGAATATTGAAATTCATCACTGCATAGGGGGAACAGCTAACAGAAAACTATCGGATAAGTACGGATTAACAGTTCCGCTCTGTCCAGACTGTCACAGAGGGCCTAAGGGAGTACATCACAACAAGCAACTTGATTTATACATAAAAAGATATGCACAGATGCAGTTTGAGAAAGAATACTCTTACGAAAAGTTTATTCAGTTATTTGGAAAAAATTACAGATAGGTGATGTTATGGAAATAACAATAACTAAAGGTAACATAACAAGAGATTTTACAGGGGACTATCATATTACACTGATAGTCCCTAAAGAAGAAGAGGGCAACATGGGGCCATTAAACGAGCTACTGAACAATGGAAAATTAAAAGTAGCTAAGATAGACAACAAGAAGAAAAAACGTTCGTTAGATGCCAATTCATACGCATGGAAATTGATAACAGAGATAGCAAATGTATTAAGAACATCTAAGGAAGAAGTCTATGTAAACATGCTTAAAAAATACGGTCAAAGCAGCGTAGTAAGTGTTATTGATGAGGCGGTTCCAACTTTTCTAAAGTCAATAAAGTACTGGGAAGAGTTCGGACATGGCATAGCAAACGGAAAGAATTTTACACATATAAAAGTATTTGTTGGAAGTAGTGAGTATGACACAAGGGAAATGAGTATTTTGATAGACGGGATTGTAAGTGAAGCTACAGAGTTGAAGATACCAACAATGACACCGTCGGAGATAGAAAGGTTAAAAAGTTCATGGCAATTCAATTTATAAAGGCGGTGGTGATGATGAATTGGCAGGATGGATAAAGCTACATAGAAAACTTAAAGATAGTTTAGTATTTGATAACCCTGACTTATTAAAAGTATGGATATGGTGTCTGTTAAAGGCCACACATGACGATTATACACAAATGATAGGCTTACAGGAAGTTGAATTGAAAAAAGGTCAATTTATCTTTGGTAGAAAAGTTGCCGCTAATGAATTAAAGATGTCAGAGAGTAAAACATATCGGTTGATAAAAAAATTAGAAAAAATGCAAAATCTGAACATCAAAGCGAACAACAAATTTTCTGTTATAACCATTAAAAACTGGGAAATTTATCAATCTGATAATAACAATAATGAACAGCAATCTGAACAACAAATGAACAACAAACGAACAACAAATGAACAACAAATGAACACAAACAAGAACATAAAGAACAATAAGAATATATCTATATATAGCATCTTTGACAGCTATTCTGATAACGCAGATTTAAGACAAGCACTTAGAGATTATTCCATTATGAGAAATAAAATCAAGGCTCCACTGACTGAGAGGGCAGTAACGCTTTTACTGAACAAATTAGATGCTTTAGCTTCAACGGATGAGTTAAAAATTAAGATGTTAGAAAATGCAACATTAAGTAATTGGAAAAGCGTGTACCCGTTAAAAGAAGAAAGACAACAAGATAAATCAAGACAGGGTAAGCCTAATAAATTTCATAACTTTATACAAAGTGAAGACAATCAAGATTTGGATGCTATAGCTGATAAAAGAAGAGAAGAAGCTCTTAAAAGACTAAAAGGCGGAGGATAAGTATGAAGAGCGTTTGGACAAGGTTAGGAAGATGTTAAGGGAGGAATGAAAGATTGGAAGGCTTTGAAGTCAAAAATATTAATTATGAAGATACAAAAGATTGGATATTAAATAAACACTATGCACACAGAATGCCGTCAATCTCTTATTCTTTTGGACTATTTTATAAAAGCAACTTAGTAGGAATTTTGACGATAGGTAAGCCGGCATCAAATTCTTTGTGTATAGGCGTATGCGGTCAAGAATATAAAGACAAAGTATTTGAATTAAATAGGTTAGTAACAAATGATAATTTACCTAAAAATGCTTTAAGCTATTTTGTATCACAAGTATTAAAACGACTAAAAGAAGAAGATTTAATTTTAATATCATACGCTGACGAAGCTATGAACCATCACGGATATATATATCAAGCAACAAACTGGATTTACACAGGCAAAACAAAATCAAGGACAGATAAATATACGCCTGAAAACAAACATTCAAGACATTACAATGATGATTATAATCATTTAAGAAAAGTTAGGACAAGCAAACATAGATATATATACTTCACAGGCAAATCTAAAAAAGAATACCTTAATAAATTAAGATACAAAATAGAAAATTACCCAAAAGGTAATAATTCAAACTACGAGTTAGGCTTTAAGCTAAAAACTAAAATCATCAATACTCAAACAGGACAAATTTATTACGAGTAACTTTACCCAAAAACTCTACCAACAGTAAACTAATTAAACGTAGGAGGCGATTAAAATATTAGAGATTAACAAAATTTATAATATGGACTGTTTGGAAGGAATGAAATTAATAGCTGATAATTCCATTGATAGCATAGTTACTGACCCGCCTTATGAATTAGGTTTTATGGGCAATAAATGGGATAGTACAGGCATAGCGTACAACGTGGAATTATGGCAGGAAGCACTAAGGGTATTAAAACCTGGCGGTCATTTACTTGCTTTTGGTGGAACAAGAACTTATCACCGTATGGTTTGTGCTATTGAAGATGCAGGATTTGAAATTCGTGACCAAATGCAATGGATATATGGATGCTTGTCGGAAGATACAGAGATATTGACACTTAACGGGTGGGAACGATACCATAAAACCATTGAAGAAAGTCCCGTAATATGTTATAATATAGATAAAGATACCTTTGAGCTACACAAGCCGGAAAGGAGCTTTATCTATGAAAACGAATATCCCGCTTACAGAATTAAATCGGATTTTACAGACCAAATCGTCTCCCGAAATCATCGTTGCNCGATACCATAAAGCCATTGAAGAAAGTCCCGTAATATGTTATAATATAGATAAAGATACCTTTGAGATACACAAGCCCGAAAGGAGCTTTATCTATGAAAACAAACATCCCGCTTACAGAATTAAATCGGATTTTACAGACCAAATCGTCTCCCGAAATCATCGTTGCAACAAGCGTCACGAAACAAGACTTGCTCGAAAGAGTGCGCCTCCAAGAGTATCAGCAAAAACAAGAAGGGGAAAGTAATCCCTCCGGAACTATGCAAGGGGAAGGTGTTGATAACCTGCCCTGTATGTGGGAAAGAAGTCTGGAAGTTCCGAAGGACGTTAAAGAGGGTGGAAACACCCACTTGCAGCAGACAGTGCAA